ATCTGGAAGTTGTCTAGCGAGTGCATCTGCGCGTCTTTGTCGTCCGCGCGCGACCCGGCCGCGGTCATGGCGTCCTGCGTGGGACGCATGGGCCGGTTGTAGGACTTTCCGGTCGCCTCGCGGGCGCGCCCGGACCGGCGCCCGCCGGCCTTCTTCGCCTCGTCGACGTTGATGAACGGGCCGCCGCGCTCCATGCGCCGCTCTTCGAGGTACATCTGGGAGCGGTCGGTGTGGTGGCCCTGAAACTCCGCGGCCTGCACGTCCCAGATGGGGACGCGCGGGTCGCCGTAGTAGTAGTACGGGTCGATGTTGATCCAGCGCACGAACTCTTTCTTCGTGCCCCACTTCTTCTCAGGCTCGTTCAGCGCCGGGAACATCTGCGGGATCATGCCGACCTTGGCAATCAGGGCCGGGTCGCCGGACGCGGCCGCCAGCTCCATGAGCTGCTGGATCGGGGGCGGGCCGTAGACCCAGCCCGGCTCCTCGTCCCACTGGTCGTACGCGATCGCGACACCGTAGCGCTCGATGTCCTTGATGAGGCCCCAGAGGACCCGCTTCCAGCCCATCATGTCGAGCGAGTAGGACGCGGCGGCGGTCATCAGCTTCGCCGGCTTCACGTCCTCGGGCCCGCGACCCTCGTACTCGATCTTGCGCCGCGAGAGCAGCGAGTAGAGCTGCGTACGGCGGACGTCCATGAGCGCGGCCGAGATCGGGATCACGACCGGCCGCTCCCACGGCGCCTCTTTGATCGCCGCGTTCGAGTTGCCGTCGCCCTTCTTGGCGAGCTGGTCGGGGTTCACGAGCCCGTTGGCGTACGTGTCGACCTCGATCCAGTTCGGGAACCGCTGCGCCATGTGGCGCTCGGACAGCTCCTTGCGCGACTTCACGCGCGAAACGATCTTGTTGGCGAGCGACTTGTTCGACTTCAGGAGCGCAGCGATCGCCTCGATCGAGCGCTCGTCGGGCTGCCCGGGCCCGCTGATCGCGGTATCGTCCGGGAACTCCGCGGCGCCGTCTTCGGCGATTGCGACCTCTTCGGGCAACATGCTCATCGGCCGTCCTTCAGCGCCTCGACCACCGCTCCCCAGCAGGCGTTGCACAGTTGGCCGACCTCACCGTTCGCCGTCACGAGCAGCTCGCTCTTGCAACGGGCACAGTAGTACCGGCGCTCTTGTTTGATCTCGTTCGCGAACTGGCGACGCTTCATCGGGTCGCTCAGGGACGCGAGCAGCTCGTCGGCCTCGCGCTCCAGCTTCGTCTTGCCGTGACGCTCGACGCAGGCCGGGCAGGCCTTGAACTCGGGCGACATCGCGTTGGGCAGGTCGAGCACGCTGTCGCGTCGACCACACATGAAACAGCGACCGAGTGAGGCCAGCTCCGCGGCCTGCCACCGATCCTCGCTCGTATGGAGCAGCATCAGGCGCGGGACACGTAGCAGACGAGGTCGCGCGCGGCGGCCTCGGCCATGCTCGACGTGAATCGCAGCCACCGGGCCCCGAACGGGACCGGGAAGATCGTCGCCTTGTCGGCCGCGATCGCGATGTCTGTGCCGCCCGGCGTCCGGATCGCTACGGCGTTCGTGAACGCCTCGTCGGTCGAGGACTCGGCCGTCACCGTACCGGTGAACGCGGCGGGCGCGATCACCGTGATGTTGCGCGGGCCGGCCGAATACGACGCACCGCTCGCGGTTCCCCAAAGGTCGACCACGTCCGAGCTGGTTCCGCCGTTCGCGATCGTCGCCGTGACGCTCTCGCCCTTGCCACCATAGACCGTCGCCATTTACATCCTCCCCAGCCAGTGCTTGGGTTGCTTGCGCGGCTTCACGCGTCCGCGCGCTTCCATCCGCGTCGCAGCGCCCTCCGCGGGGCGCAGCCTCCAGATCAGGTAGCCGAGCGCGTCGGAGGCGTGCGTGCGGCGGCTGTACTCTTTCGCGGGATCGAAAATCTTCAGGATCTCTTGCTTCTTCGCGGTCTGGCTCCAGACCACCTGCGCCATGTCGGCGACCAGCTCCGGGCACTTGTCGGCGTCGATCGCGATCGCGCCCGTGTTATCTGGATTCGACAGCCACAGGTTCACCGCGTTCACGCGGTTGACGACGCGCGGGTTCGCGACCGGGACACGCCAATGGATCGGCGCCGGGTAACCCTTCAGCTCGATCGCCATCAGCTCGTAGTACGAGCGCGCGGTCTGCGCCGAAGCGCTGTTACCCGTCGCGTCTCCGTAGATTTCAACCGGAGCGAGCTGATCCGAGTAGCGGTTGCGAAACTCCTGCACCATCGACGCGACCGAGGCCGGGGCCTGAGCGATCTCGTCGATGACGTAGAGGTTCCCCGCGCGCATCTGCGCGACGATCCAGATCATGGGGGACACGTTGAAGTCCACCGACAACAGGAGCGGGATCCGTGGGTCGTGCAGGAGCCCGGTCCGGAGGTGCTTCTCGCGCTGGTAGGCCGTGTAGACCGCGGAGCCGATCTTCGCCTCGAAGGCGATCTCCATCTCCTTGTCCCACGACGCGTCGGCGTCCGCGAGCTTCGACTCGCGCACGTAGGCGCTCTTCGCGTCCGCGAACCACTCCGGGGTCGCCTTCTCGGGGTCGTGCGAGTAGTGTACGGGGACGATCCAGAAACCGCGCGGGCTCGGGTACGCCTTCAGCACCGACATCCGCGGCGGGGGCCCGGCGGGTGCCGTCAGAACGTCACCTCGCGCGCGGTCTTGTCGGCGTCGTCGATCGGGGGCAGTCCGGGCCCGCAGGCGCGCGGGTCGAGTGAGAAAACGGCCGCCCACTGGCCGGACGGGATCACCATGACGCCGGGACCGACGATCGAGCGGTCGGCGCGGATGTTCAGCATGAGCTGGAGGCTCGCGCCGATGAACAGGGTCCCGAAGTCGTCGACGAACGCGTACCCGGAGACGTAGACCGGACCCTCGGCCGGGTGAAACACCGCCAGACACGGCGTCGGGGGCGGTTTCACGGCCTCGGCGGCCTTTTTGTCCTGCACCGCGATCGTTTTCTCGTACTCGTTCTTTGCGACGATCGCTAAACCGAGAAAACTGAGCAAAAACAGCGCCCCAGCGAGCGCGACACCGCCCCAGCCGACCTTTTTCTCGTTCACGCGGCCTCTCCTACCCGTTTTGGGTTCGATCCGACCCATTCCGGGTCGGTTACGCGTCGCTCTCGGCCGCCGGAGCGACCTTCAGGAGCCATTTCCAGACACGGAGGATCAAATCATCGAGCGCGTACGCCATTTTCTCTTCGTCGGCGGCGCAGACGGCCCCGTTTTCGTGCTTCGCGAGGGCCCAGACCGCGTGGAAGACCTCGTGCGCGACGTAATCGAGCCGGAGCCGGCCCCGCGCGAGGTCGATCTGGCCGTGGATGCCACCGGCGCGGGTCTTCCCCATCGTTTCGTAGGTCGCGAACGAGTCCGGGGTCTCGGTCGAGCGCCGCAGCGCGGTCACCGAGTCGTGCAGTAGCACCGTGATGCGGTGCTTGCGGTACTGGAAGTCCTTGCGGATCACTTCTTGCCCGCGTGCGCCCACGAGAAATGGTTCGCGTCGCCGAAGCGGCCGCCCCATGTCCCGCCCATCGACTCCCACTTCTCGCCCACCGCCCGCCATTCCGGCGCGCCCCCGTCCGTCAGCGGGACGCCGTCAGGCTTGCGGTACAACATCAGGTCCACGGCGAGCCCCATGTAGTGGAGCCCGCCCCGCTTGTGCGGGCCGTCGTGGTCGCCGTCGGCCGCGTCGGTGTCGCCCACGTAGCCCTCGCGCATCGTCACGAGGAGCTTCGCCTCCTCCGTGATCCACACGATCAGCTGCGCGAGCCGGTACGTGAACAGCGCCTGCTTCACCGACAGCAGCACGGACTCCTCCATGGATCCGCGCACCGGGCTCAGCGCTGGGCGTCTACAGCCACCTGCTGGCCCGTCTGCCTGTAGGCACAAAGCGGGCGCTCAGCCATAGTTCCCGTCGCGGGATGAACCGCGCCGAGTGTTCTGTCAGCACGTCTTGCCCGGGGCACGGAAGTTACGTTCCGAACCGGTAGAACCCGATCTCCTTACACATCGTCGCGAGGAGCCCGTCGGGCTCGTGCGCGGTCGACGCGATGACGATCTGGGCCTTCTTCTCGACCAGCGGGAGCGCCGCGACGAACGCGTCGCGCGCCTCGGGCTGGAACTCTGATTCGTCCATGAACAGGCGCGTGATCGTCCGACCGCGCACCATGTTCCCGCCCTGCGCGACCGCCCGGATATGGGAGTCGTGCGGGTACTGCAGGAGCCCGTAGCTCGCCGTGTAGGGCCGCCGCATGGGCTCGTAGGCGAGGTTGTCCTCGATGAACTGGCACCGGTCGCGGACGACGAACGCGGCCTCGTCCTCGGTCCGTGACTGCACGATGCAGGCCTCGATCGGCCAGTACCGGGCCCGGTACGTGAACCACGCGGCCACTGTCCACGAGGCCATGACGCGCCGCGACTTTGGGATCGCGAGGCGCGGGCACTCGTTCAGCGCCTGCCACAGGTCCCGCAGGTAGGGCCGGTCGGGCCAGCCAGCGATCTGCGAGGTGGCCTCGTCCTTCGTCTTCACCTGCTCCAGCAGCCACGCCCAGCCGTCGTCCTTGTACTCGGCGTCGAGCAGGTCGACGACGAGACGCGTGGCCTGCGACTGCTCCTCCGGCGTGAGCCCCGGCGCCAATTCGCGCAGCCGGGCCACCGCCTCGCGGGCCTTCATCGGCGACTACCCGCCGCGGTTACCGGACCGGCGCTCGGCCGGCTTCAGCTCCTCGCCGTCCCAGCCCACGCCCATCTGGCCGCGGGTACCGGGCCGCGTCGAGCCGTCGTTGGGGCCGCGGGTCGGTCGCCGGGGGGCCGGGGTCGGTGTCGGGGTCGGGGACGGGGTGCGGCCGCGCCCGCCGCCGCCCTTCGCGGGCTCGGGGGCCGGGGCCGAGCGCGGCTTCGCCTTCGGGGCCGGTTTCGGCTCGAAGTCGGAATAGCTCGCGCGGGAGCCCATGATGCGATCCTTCGGCATGTCGATTCTCCTTTACGGGCAGGGGCGCAGCTGGCCGCCCGCGTAGACGCAGGCCTCGGAACGGTCCCGAAGCTGGATGAAGGTGATGTGCGAGACCCGCACCGTGATCTGGTCCCAGCTCCCGTCGGGCCGGCGCCGACCGACGGTCACGAAGTAGGCGATGTCGCCGTTCATGAGGCGGTACTGCGCGCGGTCGACGATCTCGACCCGGGGCGGCTCGATCGTGGACACGGAGCAGGCGAGAACGAAGGACGCGACCACGATCGCGGCCCGCAGCAGCCATCGGCGCATCGTGCGCCTCCTTACGCGAATCAGTTTTCGGACGGTGTCTTGGCGGGGACCGGACGGAGCGGATAGGTGACGGGCTCGGCCGCGAGCCGGTTGGCTTCCTTGATGAAGTCCTGCAGGCGCTCGGCGGCCTCGTGCAGGGTGAGGTGGTTCGCGGCGGCGTAGGTCACAATCGTCGCGAGCCGGATCTCGTTCGCGATCCCGTCACAGAGCCGGGTCAGGTCGACGATGCCGTTCATGCCTTCCTCCGTCGCCGCGTCGCGGCCCCGCGCGTCGCCTTCGCCGTCTTCGCCGTCTTCGCCCGCTTCAGTTGCTTTTGCAGGTCTACGGTCCGAGCCACGGCCCGCGCGAGCACGCGGCGCGCCGCGTCCCGCTCTACGCGTAGCGTGTCCCGCGCCCCGCTCAGCGCGTCCGCGTACCGGCCCATTTCGCCGTGCTGGTCGCGCCAGTAGATGCTCGACCGGATCGCGTCGTCGCGCTCGCGTACCGCGACGCGCGCACGCTCGATGGCCGCATCGAGCATGCCGCGCACGTTGACGTACGCGGTCCGCCACATGTCGCGCTCCGTGTCGTCGCCGCGCCACGCGTAGACGAACTCGCGCAGCGCGCGCCTCAGTCGCCCGATCATCGCTCCTCCCCACACCGCCACGCCCGCGTGCCCGTGTAGACGTGCCAGCGGCCGCAGGTGTCGTGCTTTACGATCCCGACCCTGTAGCAGCGGCCCCATAGGATCCACGGGCGCACCATGGCGTCCACCTGATCCGCGTTGATCACGAGGCAGGGACCGTGCGAGGCGCCCTCGTTGCACTGGACCCACCAGCGCCCGATCCCCCACAGGCCATGGTACGGGCCGACCTCGACGTACCACGAGGGCCCGACCCCGCCCATCGTTCGATGGCACCGCATCCGCTCCTCCCCTCGTTCCCCGTGACGCGTTCTCTCACGCGCCCCGCCATGCGCGTGACCGGCCGGACGGCGCGCTGAGCGCCGTCTCACCGTTGCGGCGTGAATCCCGTTGCAACGGGCACCGCGGTCCCTCAACCACCCATCACCCTGCCGCTCGCCGCACGTGGGCGGCGACTCAATCGTTCAGCTTGCGGTAGATCGCGAGCGCGACGCGCCCGCACAGGAGCCCGGCCCCGAGCCCGCCCACGAGCGCGAACCAGCCGGTCCGGTGGATCGCCGCCGCATGCAGCAACGCCGCGAGCCCGAGCCCGACCGCGATCCCGCCCACGAGGCTCCACCACTCGGCGTCCGCGTCGCGCTGGTAGGGGGGCGTCACGCGGTCTCCGTGTCTACGACCCGGTCCGGGTCGATGCCTTCGAGCAGGCGCTGCTGGCCGAGCCGGTGCGCCGCAAGATCGAGCAGCGCCGCGAGCTGGCCCCCGACGCTGCCGGTCGCCTCGTCGAGGCGGACGGTCTCGGTCGGCTTGCCCTCGATCCGGGTCGACGCGAACTCGATCGCGCCCATCACGTCGCTCGCCTTGATCCCGGCGAGCCGCGTCATGAGCGCCAGATCCTCGTCCGTGACCGGGCGCGCCGTCGACGCGTGCGTCACGAGACGACGCACCGTCATCGCGGCCTCG